TTGATGGAAATATTGAACTTCTTACTCAAGCAAGAGATGCACAAAGAGATTGGCAAAACGGAGTCCGGACGGCTGGTGTGGCGCTATGTCTATCATTTTCTGGAAGGCAATCCAGCAGTAGGCGAGGAAGACCAACTGCGGGCGTACGCAATGTCGTTGATCAACATTATCAAGGAACTGATGACACTCAACCCTCTCTACAACGAGGAACTCAAGCAGTACCTTAACTACTTCACGCCGAACGAGCCATCACCGTTGACAGACTTTGCGGCGGCCATCACCTCTGCAGACGCGGCTGAGCTGCAGGTACGGGTGCAGCTCCACGGCCTGGGCTCCGCACTCCATTGCCGTCGCGGGCTCGCGACGACAGGTCCACACGAACGACTCGAATGCGGGAAGCGGCGGGAACAGCGAGTCCACCGTCCGCAGCTGGGCCAAGGCCTGCAAACTGGCTTCAGTCATGGGCTTTTCTCTCCTCTCGAAAGGCCTTCGATACTAACCGTACTCGGGGCCCCGGGCAACGGGCGGGTAACGGCCGGCCCAAGGGGGCCTAAGGCCCCGTTATCCCTTGCGCGATGTTAGATCACTGTAGGCGGACAAAAATAACTGCAGCAAAAGACAAAAATAATTGCAGCAAGAATTCGCCGCCGCGTCACCCCGCTATGTAATTATTTCATAGTTGCTGATCAATAACTCCCTCGCTTTTTTGGAATGGGTTGCCGCGACGGTATAGACCGTCTCGATCGTCTCGAAATGAAAATTGCGATACATATCCCGAGCCTCTTCGCAGTCGTTCAATGACAATAAAAACCGTCCTTGAATGGCCTGCAAACTCTCTTTCAATGCATAGTGATCATCCATTTCAAAAGGCAGCTCGTAACCGGTTAGACCAATGTATGGTGGGTCACAATAAAACAGTGTATCTTTTGAGTCGTACCGCCGGATCAACTCGCCAAAACTCTGCTGCTCGATGAAGACACTGATGAGCCTCGCGTGCGTTTCCGCGATGACTTGTGGCAACCTCTCCGGATGAAATCCCGGTGGCTGCGTCCTGGCATAACCAAAATGCTCCCGTTTTCCACCGAACCCGTTCTTGATGAGGTAGAAGAATCGAGCGGCTCGGCCGACCGCGTCCAGGTCGCGAACATCCTGTTGCAGATAGAATTCAAAATCCTCGCGACTGGCCAGGTGGAGCCGCAAGCGCTCAATGAGTGATCGATAATCTCCTCGGGCCACCCTGAAAAAGTTAGCGAGATCCCCGTTGAGATCATTGTACACCTCGGAGCGCACGCGAATCTCTGGCGGCAGCGAAAACAACACTGCCCCACTGCCGCCAAAAACCTCTACGTAGCAGCGGTGATCATTTGGAAACAAAGCAATAATTCGGTTGGCGTAGCGGCTCTTGCCACCCATCCAACGAAACGGAGTCGATGATTTCGGCACGTTGTGCACTCCTGGAAATAGCGGACCCATTCTGTCCTGTATCTCCCCGATCTTATTCGGGAGAGAGCCGATAACGGGCGACCGCCGGAAGGGCTTGGGGTGACAAGCGCTTGTGAGGATATGGCGAACATCCTCGCCTCTCTCGTTTTCAAACCGAGAAAACATCGTAGCTGTTAGTTGACCTTCAGAACGTAGAAATAGAAGTCCGTCAGTGCCGGAACACCGGTACCAAGGTCATAAAAGTGAACCGACCAGTGTGGGATTCCGTAGGTGGTATTGATCGCGACATTGTGAGAGCGGTCACCGGTTTCGGGAAAAACCGTCAGAATATAATCACCAAGATCGGCCGCGCCCGAAACCACGGGCGGCTCGATGCTGTACTGACCGTCGATCTCGCGCCTTATCAAGAAATCCGAGTGATCCGCACCAGTGTATGCGTCGGTGCCGTTGGTTCCCGTGGCAGACACGTTCCCTGCTCGCCCGGCTTCGTTGCTGCCGACGGCCAACTGCCCGGCACTCGCATCACCGTGCGCACCGGCAACCCAACGAGCTACGGCTCCAGATACCTTGTATTCATTCACACAACCACTCTGCAGCTTGAGATTGCTAATCGAGAAACTCGCGAGATCGTCCGCAACGATAGTGCTGTTTGCGATCTTCGCCGAGGTTACGGCACTGTCCCGTATGTGGTCGGTCGTTACCGCCCGGTTGGCGTCGACGGAGGCATCGTCCTGCAGCGCGGTGGCATCGACCGCGTCCTCCGCAAGCTTCGCGGAGGTGATAGCGTAGTCGCGCACATGATTGGTCGTTACCGCCCGGTTGGCGTCAACCGAAGCGTCGTCCTGCAGCTCGAGCGCAGTCACGGAATCCTCGGCCAACTGCCCGCTCACCTTTCCATCGGTCGAGAGCTCGATCCCGTACCACGCGCTGCTGAGATACACCCAAACGGCATTATTGCTGTCGTCCATAACCACTGGAGCAAACCCACTTGGTAGTAGCGCTGGGCTGCCGGTCGGTTTGCCGGTCACCGCAGAGAGATGCGGGAAACCGTTGGTCGACGAAAGTGCCAGGTCATAAGTACCAATAGCCACGTCTCCGTCGGGGTACAGCTGCACCCCGTTCCGCACCACGTCACCGGAATCGGAAGCATATAAATAGAGGGAAGCGGCCGACCCGCTCGGTACGGCATCAAATGCGATACCGGTGGTTCTGGTACCGTGGATACTCGTCATTTGGCCCAGGTTGACTCCCGCACCTTCAACCCAGATCATGAAGAGACCATTTGCCTCGCTGTCGGATGTAACGGCAATTTCCGATGCGGCGCCTCCGGTGTTGTTATCGTTTTCCACGTGGAATGAGGTCGTCGCGTCCTGATCATGATCGACCTTCGCGGATTCGAAGGTGCCGGAGGTACCGGTCACCGTGCCGGCGTTCAAAGTGTTGATAAACGCGTGGGTTCCATCCTTATTATGCTCCGCCAGCGCGCTGCGGCCCCGCCACCCAGCTGTCGCGGGAATCGTCTCGGTACCGGACACTAGGTTATTGTCGTACATGATCTCGCCGGCGCCGGTCGTCGCTATCAGGACGTTCCCGGAAAATTGACCATTGAGCACTCTCCAGTTTTCGTTCAGCCCGCTGGCGGCGTTGAGCGCATTGGTATAACCCTGCACCACCTCCAGGTTATCGAGCCGCAACGAGAGGTTGTTACCGCTGGTTACGATCGCGTTGGTCTCGGCGCTGCCCAGATTGTCGATCACCACATTCTCGATGAAGCAGCCTACAGTATTGTTGAGTCTAATGGCGTCGCTGACCGAGGTGAGCAGCTCGCCTTGGAGATACAGGTTACGGATACCGGCACGGCTGATGTAGAGGTCATAGGTTGCCGATGCATCATTAGTTAATGTGACCGGATCATAGTCGATTGATACCAAGCGGATCTCGGTCGCGGAAACGATCTCCTTAATATAGTAAACGTTTGCATTCACACCCGAGGTGACCCAGACCATGCTGCCGATGCCGTAATCGTTGAAATCCTTCGCGCCGTCGGTCAGGCGGTCGTCGTCCGCGATTGCGCCGGTGCCGCTGGTTCCCTCGATGCCGAAATATCCACCGGCGAGGTTGCGCAGCTGGCGCGAAGATACACCGTCGAGGATCACACCGGATTTCAGCTTCACCGGGGTCGGGTCGTATGCGCCGAAATCATCACCAACCAGCTCCACCGTTCCGCCACCGAGCTGGTTGACCTGGTCGATCGCGTAGATGATTCCGCCGTGCCCCTGCAGTTGCCCTCCGGAGGTGACACCGTCGCCGATGATAATCTTGTTCAATACGTTGTTGGCGAATCCCCAGCCGAAACCCGGGTCGGCTGTTCGGGAATGCCTGACCGTCGACGAGATCCGCGTCGGAACATTCGTGCCGTTCGGTACGTACAAAGTTGCCAAGGCGTATTGCCCGGCACTTCCGGCGGCAACTGGGCTTCCCACCACTATCGAATAACTCGCCGTCGGTTGAGGAATCGTTTGCGCGTAGGTGTATTCGGCCACAACCAGGTCTATCCGGTCGACACCGCTCGAATTGGTCGGAACGGTCACGGCGTCGACCATATTGGTCGTTTCCTCGATGCGCACTCCTTCATCGGTGTATAAGACGCCGGCTGTGATTGTCAGCTCGCCGGCGGAGCTGCCGTCGATTACTTCGAAACCCGTATGAATACCGGCTGGGATTCCGGTACTGATATGCTTGTTCACCACCGAGGCATTCGCTGGTGCACGAAAATCGATCGTTACATCCTGGGCGGCCTGCGCTCCAACGGCCGCCAATATGACTGCAACGAGCAATAACTTATATTTGGGTCGTATCATTCTGCGATCTCCTAGAAGCGGTCGAAGGTAAGGCCGGTATCGAAGTTCCAGCCGGTATCGAAGTTCTTGCCTACGATGCCTGGTCCGAACACGAAAACGATTTTCGTGTGAGCCGGTTTGAGTGCCCGCACGAGGTTGAAAAAGACGCTGTCGTCATATGCGCCCGTGGTGCTGTTGAGGGTGACTGTGAATACGCTCCAGTCTGTTCGGGTATAGATCGGACCCTTGGGACCGTACGTCGTGTACTTCTCCTGCACGGTGATGTCGAAGCCATAGCGTGCCAAAATCGCGACGTAATAAGACTGGTTGCCCCGGTATTTTGAGCGCTCGAAATGCCCCAGCAACCAGGCACGATAAACCGAGTCCGTCTCGGGTGTGCCGCCGGCGTCGACGACGCGTGGCGCGCCGCGCACCTTGCCGTGCTCGTCGAGATAGCTGCCCTCTGCCGTTGTCACGGTAAATTGGGCAACCGCTCTGGCGACATTTGTGCGCAAAACCTCGAGCGCGTTGCCGAATACCTGCAGTAATCCGCGCGCGGCGCTGACGCCCGTGATCACGCGCGACAAGTACGGCGGCCGCAGCTGCCAAAGGTACTCGAAAAAGGTGATTGCGCTACTCATCGTCTAGGTCTCGTCAGCCGTTTGCATCACAACGTTCAGGCTGTTGAGGGTTGACATCTCGGTGAACTGGATGACTACATTCGCGGCCGGGGTCGTAACCGTAACGTCGACGACGTAGGGTCTGCTCATCACCACCTGTTTGATTCGCGCAAGCTTCACATCGTCGCCGATACCGAGCTGAGCGATTCCGGGGTAATTGGCATCGTAGGTAAACAGGGCGGTCAGCGCGCCCTCGATGTCGGCCTGCACGGCCGCGAGCTCGCCGTCGGTGGGGTGTTTGCTGACCGTAACGTCAATATCGACTGCAACGGTGGACGGGCCGAGCACTAATACGTCGTCGGTCAACCCAGTCCTAGAATCAAATAAAGCTTGAACGTCTGCGATCAGCTGAGCTGAAGGTAGCCCTCCGTCCGCCCCCAAAATAATGATATCGACGGTACCGGCGCCCCGCGGGTTTGTATCGTCGACGGCAACGGTGCCGACACCCGAAACCTCAAAGGCCCATTCGGCAAATCCTTCGGTCGGCTTAGTAGCCGCGATCGCGTCCCAGCGGCCGAGTAATCGCGCCCGATACGTATCATCGGTTTCCGCGTCGGTGCCAAAGACGGTGATCCACTGCGGGCTGAAATCGTTTAGAACTCCGTCGATCCCCGCGATCGGTGTGAGTATTTGAGTAATTGCGAGTTGGCCGACGTTATAGCGCTTGCCGATCTGCGCCGCTTCAACCAAGACCTGCACCTCGGTTTCACCGTCCGGCAATATCGTGTCGGCCAATACGAGGAATGTCAGCACATTTCCGTTGGCGTCTTCATCGGTCCCGACGATGGTGCCAAGGGGTATCGTTTTATTACCGCTCGACGACGCCCGGTAAAAGCGAGCCTTTCCCCGCGTCTTAGTACCCACGGCGCGCGGCCGCGCGTAATCGTTTCCCAGGTTATCGAGATAGGTCCCGCCGGCAAGTGTGATAAAGGCCTGGCTCAACGCGTCATTCAACACCGAGTAAGCGGCCGCGATCGCCTTGGACACTATATATAGGATACCGTGAATGACACCGCCGGTGCGACGAACATCGAAACTGGAAATGCCGACCGTCGACTCAGCGTCGGTCATCATGTCCTCGAGTACTTCTTCTTGCGTTTTGAATTCCGGTACCGCCATCAGACTGTCTCCGTGAAACTTACTTGTGTGCCGTCAATCGTGCCGGTCACGATCACCTCGGTCGTATCCGTTTCGCTTGCCGACTGCCGAACACTGACGGAAGGTGTTGCGTCTAGGCGTTCATCGCGGGCGAGCTCGGCGGCCAGGCCGCCTACCAGCAGCCGACGCGCGATAGCTGCTTCCTCGTTTACGAATTGCACCAGGCCGAACCCATAACTGGTGTCCTCGGCCAGGGAACCGCGTGGCGTAAGCGCCCGGTGGCGCAAGTCCTGCAACACCTGCTCGATTCCCGACACCGCGGTCAGGTCGCCATACTGCGCGTCGAGGACGAACTCCCCGTTGCTGTCGAGTAATACATCCGTCATGAGAGCGCTCCCGTACCCGTACCCGAGCCAGGCCCACTAACGCCGCCACCGGTGGTGACTCCCGAAACGCTGACCACCGAAATGTTCGTGTTGACAACGGCCGAGCGCACGAAGTTATCGACGGCGGTTGCCAACGCATCCGCCAGGTTATTCATTGCCGTTTCCCGTTCCTCCGGATCGGTCACCGCAAGTGCTGCCTGCATGGCCGCGAGGAACTCGCCTTTCAGCGTTGTCTTATTCAGAGACATCACGCACCCCCCTTCAGTACTTTGACGATCGAGGAGACCAGATCGGCGAGTACTCTGGTGGTGGTCGGCTTTCCGCTAGGTCCGGCGGGTGTCGGATGCGTGTGGTTCAAGTACTCCGCGATAAATGTGTCACCCAAAACCAGGCTTTCGGCGGCACCTTCACCCAGCTTGATTTCACCGCCGCCGAGTACCACCTTAAGCCCGTTGAGGTTGAGCGTGATCGAAGCAGCTCCGTCGAGGCTCTCGATAAAAAAGTTGCGCGATGGGTCCACGCCGATACGGGTATTGCGGGTTTTGATCATCCAGTAAATACCGGACAAATCGGGTACAACCTCGCTAAAAATGTCCGAAACGTACGGTAGCGAAGGGTCCCCACGCCGGAAGCTAACCACCACGGCGGTGTCGTTTTCGACGGTGAAAAAGCAACCGACCTCGTCGGTATAAGTGCCCATGAGAGTGCCGACGGGAACATCGGCCAACAACGGCCAGCTATCGTCGACACTGCCGTCCGCTTTCGTGGGTTGCACGTCGACCGTGTAACGGCCACCCGTCTTACCTTGTCTGACTACCTTTCCGTCGATCGGCCAGACTTGCCGTCCGCCGGCCTTCTGGGCCAACTCGGCGAACTTGCGGCGCAGTTGCGCAGTATCGTTACGGCGAGTCATCCGACCCTCCGATCGCTGTAAACTTCGGTACGCACCCAACCTTGAGCAAAGGTGTGACGCACGGTATCCGCCCGAAAGCGGCCGCCGGCCAAACGCACATCGCTCGGGCGTTCCTCCCAATCGAAGGTTTGGCCGGGGTGCAGCCAAGGCAAAGGCGTGCATTCCCAAAGGTGCGGACTGCCGTCCTGCCCCGCCATGAAGTTGAGCAAGTTGTTGCCCCAGGCAATCTTTGCCGAGGAAGCGCCGGGGTCGACCCAGGGCTGCCAGACGAATTCGTTATCGATAGTGATGTAGTAACTGATGTCCTCGCCGAGATGCTCGCGCACCCCATACCGCTCGCCGACGAGATCAAGAAACTCGGCCAGTTTGATCGACTCAGCGCGTTGCGGCCACGAAACGTGACCACTGTCGGTCCTCGTTAGCGGTAGCCTGGTGGGAAGGTCGAGACTTGTTTGATGCACGCCCGGCCCGCCGGCGAGCTCCAAGGCGACCTCAACCCAATGACTCATGGGCCGGCCCTGAGCCGCCTGCGGTGCAGGTACTTCCGTGACCGCCAGGTGATAGCAGTAATCGACGGCTCTGATTTCGATCTCGTTAGTAGGCGGCCAGTTTATATCGTCGACGTAGCCGCGAAAGACCGGCCAGCGTTGGCCGTGTTGGAGATCTCCGTACCAAAGCTCCAGGAACTCGCCGGTGTCGAGCAACGAGGTATAATCGTCACCCAGCTCGGTCGCGAGCACACTCAAGCGCGCTCTCCCGATCGGGTCGAGGATGGAGCGCTCGGTTTCGAATTGGGTGACTACTCCGGCCAAGGGCCGCAGAGTCGATCCCAGCGCAAGAAGAGCAAACGGCTCGATGATCATCAGAACCCTCCCACCGCGGTATCGAGAGCTGAAGTATCTGACGGTAATCCCACTGTAGAATCCGGTGGAGCCTCGGTTGCCGGTACCGCGGCGGCTTGCGCCCCGAGACGGGTGGCATTCGGCTCGTGTTGCGAAAAGCTGACGACGGCGTCGATATAGTTTTTCTGATTCGTTTCTTCCCAGGCGATCCCGGTGATAATGACTATGGTTATTCCTACGGCGTTGATCGAGGGGAAGTCGATTTGCCAAGCCAGGCGCGAGCCATTCGCCCGTCGCGTGGCTCGCAGCAGCTGCAGGTACTCAAGCTTCTGCTCCGGTGTGGTGAAACCCGGGAGCAGCTCGGCACCAGGAAATATGCGGTCATCCAACAATCGTAATGAAATGTCGAATTCCGCCGGGCGTGGTCCGTAGTCGAACAGTACTCCGGCGCTCCGGCCTTCGAGTGGCGGTCGCTCAAGCTCATCTTTTGATTGGAACGAATGTCGGAGAAAAATCCCCGGTACCGTAAGCGGGCCTGCGACTAAAGGATTGTTCGTTGCATCTACCGGTCGTAACCCTATCGTGCCGGCGTCCTGACCCAGCAGGGCATCAGCAGCCACAATACCCACGCCGAGCCCGGTGCGGAGGGTGTTTGCATCCGCATTTGGTGCATACGCCGGCATCAGCGAGACCTGCTCACATCATCGATGATGTTCTCAAGTTGCTGCCGCACCAGTGCCGCAAGCTCACGAGTATTCTTGCCCGACCCATCGATGCGGATCGCACCTGGCGCAATGGTTACGTGTACAACACTGCCTGCTTTGTTTGCCGGCGCCGCCCCGGGCGAAAAGGCGGCACCGGCGCCGGACGCACCACTCAAAAGAGCGGCGGCCGGATTTATGATATCGGTTAGTGCACGCGGTAGTTCAGAGGCCGATCCGCGCATGCCGGCGGCAAAGGTTCGCGGCAGCATTGAGCCCATATGGGTAAGATCGGAAAGCGGGCCACGCTTGGCGTCGGAGTGAGGCAGGTGATCGGCGGCCGCGGCTGCCAAATCTTTCATCGAGCGCTCAAGCGCAGGATTACCTTTATCTATTCCGCCGGCGAGGGTTTTGGTGAGTTTCTCGCCTCCGGCGATCCAATCGGACTCCCAATCCTTGAATACGACATCACTGCCGCTCTTTGCCGGCCCGGACTCCGATGCCAGACGGGCCGTTTCGCTCTCCACCAAGTTAGAGAACTGTTGTTGCTGTTGTTCCAACTTGCCGGAAGATGTACCGAGTAACCAGGCCTGAAAATCGTTCCTGGCCCATCCGACCGCTTGTTTGAAATCCTTACCCTGTACGAGTTCGATCACCTTCATCCACGCTTCCGCACCTTCCTTGAGGATGATGAAGTCGCCAAGGAGATTGCGCCCGCTCAAGCTGAGGAAACTCTTGCCGGCTTTGTCGGTGGCTCCGCCGAGCAGATTCATTTGCTTGCGCGCGGCCGCCGATTCCCTGCCCGCCCTAGCGACCCGCAGGCCGAATAGTCCCGCCTTGGCCGCGCCGCGCGTGAGTCCGGCCTCGAGTACCAACACTGATCCGACCAACCCGGTTACAGCCGCGCCCGCGGTGAGTACTCCGGTACCGATCCCGAGGGCGGCGACAGAGAACTTGGTGAGCGTCGGGTGTTCTTTTACTAAATCAGTGAAACCTTCGACGAGGGGCAGGATGACCTCGAATCCATCCTTTATCATCGGCATGGCCACACTGCCGAGTTCGATCAAAGCGTCATTCAGTCCTGATTCCACGATCGACGCCTGGTAGTCGAACGTCTTCGTCATCTTTTCATATGCGTGATCGAGCTCTTCGGCTGATTTAGCTGTACCGTCGACGTTGCTCCGCAATTTATCGACCGCGCCGGTAAGCACGGCCACGGCTTTCACGGCCTCGATGTCGGGGAATATCTTGCGTATCTGGTCCGGTTTCAGGTTCAACCGCGCCAGTTTGTCCATCACGCCCAACAAGTCGCCGCCCCGCGCCTGGGTCAGTAAAGCCTCGCCGCCAATCTCCCTAAGTCCTTTGGCCGTTTCCGGCCCGGCCGCCAGACTGCTCATCAACGACCGCAAAGCCGTCGCGGACTCCGCCGTTTGACCGGTTGCCGCCGTCAGGGTGGCCATCGCGGCCAGGGTCTCATCGATGGAGAAATTGAAATTCGCCGCGACGGGTAGGACGTTTCCCAGGGAAGCCGCCAGCTTGTTGAAGTCGGTTTTTCCCTGGCGCACTGTCGCCTGTAATTTATTGAACGCCTCGATCGGGTTCAGATTGGCCTTGGCGTAGTTATTGAGCACGGTCGTGCCGAGATCGACAGCGGTTGAAATATCGCTGACGCCGGCGACGGCAGCTTTGCTGGCGACTTCAAGAAACCGCAGAGCTTTTACCGGGTCTGTAATTCCGGCGCTGATCGTATCGTACAGGGCTCTGGTTTTCTGAGTCATCTCGGAAGGGTCGGTTCTGAACAGCGCTTGAGCCGAGTCCTTCAATTTGTCGAATTCATCCGCCGGCAGATCAGGCAGCAGCGTCGAGATCTCGGCCATGCCGCTCTCGAATTGCCGCGCCGGGCCGAGCATGCCCGCGAAGGCTCGTTGGGCCTTCTGCGCGTACTGATCCATGAAAAATCCGGACGCCTGCAGGCCACGGCCGAGCTTGTCCATCTTGGCGCCGTGCCGTTCCAGCTTGGAAAGCTGGCGCTCGAATTTCTCGAACGTAACGCCGCTGCGATCGACGCCCTCGAGGATGACTTTTACGCGCGGATTGCCCATTTTACTTACCGTACAGCGCTGTTGAAATCAGGCGCATCCAAACGTCTAAGCACCACAAAGCTTCACCGTGGAGCCTGGCGACCTCGATGTTGTCGAGCTGGGCGACCTCCCGCTCGGGGACGCCCAGCATCATCGTTATCAGGAGGCGGCGCTGGGTGTAGGCGTTGCCGCGGACTGCTTGCTCGGCGATAAAGTAGGGTCCAAGCGCTCCACCTTGACGTTGGCTCCGACTTCGTCGAGCAGCAGGCCCACAATATCGATCGCGATGACGGGCTTTTGATCGAATAAACCCGAGAGCACTGCCCAGGCCGGTTGCACCGTGCAATCACGGATCAGCGACAGCGCGGCGGCCAGTAGGCTCTTGGTGCCGCGGTTCGTATAGTAACGCTCCATTTGCGAAAACGACGGACGCTTGCATTCCAAGCGCCAAACCCGACCGTCGACAGTGAAGCCGAGTTCGAAGGTTTCCGTTGAGACCCCGACCTGCTCGAGGGTTCGTTTTGTATTTTCGTCCATCGCCCTTTGCCCTTTGCCCTTTCCTGTTCCGTACTAGATCAATTCGACGATGTCGGGGACTCCGTTGCGAATGATCGGTTTATGGTTTTTGAAGCCAATTTTTACCTTCAGGTTTTTGTCGCCTTGGCTGGCGCTTTCATCTACCGAAGTGATGTCGACCGCCGGTAGGACGGTCTGTTTGGTTTCCTGGTCTTCGTTGCCGTATTCGAGCAGGAGCGGAAACGGTGGAGTCTTGAGCAAGCCGCGTCCCGTGGCCACACCCAAGGCGAGAATGTCCTCGAAGTCATCGCGCAGCACCGAAAAGTCACCATCGGAAGAGTAGTTTCCCTGGCCGCTACCGATGGGAATCTGCCCCTTGCCGTAGGTGCTCTCCTTTTCGAGTTCACCCTTGAAATTGATATCCTGGAGGGATACCACAATGGAGCCGCTCGGAAGCACCAGCTTCATGCTGCCCCAGTCATAATGACGTCCGTTTACCAATGGCATGATTTACTCCTTAGGCGCTGGGCGCCGAGACGACGAAGCGCAGGGTATTCTTGAGCCGTCGGGTATGCCCGACGGGTACCATCCAGGTTTCGACTTCGAGAATCCCGCTCGACAGGACATCCTGCCCGGCCGGGAAAGTAACCCCGACGGCCACGACGTTCGGCCGCGCGCCGGAGCGCATTTGCTTTTTCAGCTCTCCCTCGACATCATTCTTGACGGCATCGAGTGCACTTTGGTCGCCGGCGAACTCGTCGTTGACCCGCTCGATCAACTTGGCGAGCGTGATGCGGCAGGCTTTGTCCATCGTCCGGCGCCGGTCGAAGTGCTGATAGTCGGAGCCGGGACCGCCCGAGAGGCGCGTCGCGTTGACGAAGACGCCTTTCTTTCCCGGGTGGGTGGTGAGCATGGTGCCGTAGGCATCGTCAATGACGCTGGTGTAGGTTTCAGCGCCCACCGGGCGAATGCCGGAATCGGTTTCGCTGGTTCCGGCGATCATCGGCAAGGGTCCGTCGGCCACGCGGCCCGCTTCGGCCTGTACCGGAATCTTCGACAGGCGCCCGCAAATGATGCCGGCGGCCGAGGTCTCGAACTGACGCAGGGTGATCGGGTCGACGATGTTACAGCGCCCGACGACGACGCAGATATGCTTGCCGACGAATGACGCGACCTCGGCCAGGTAGGCCGTTTGCCATTGGGCGACCGTCTCGCCCGAATTCAAACCACGCCACTCGACCACAATGCCGAGAAATTTATTGGCGACGACCAAAGCGTCGGCTTTGGTTTGTAAGGCCGTCCAGAGTGCGGAAGCGCCGGGCCCGACCACGTGAATGAATTCGTAAACGTACGGCGTCGCCAAGAGCGCGTCGATCGCCGCGATGATGCTGCTGGAACTCGCGGTGGGCTGGGTGCAGGTAAAGGTCCACTTGTCTCCGGCTTGGAACGAAACCGGAGTTCCGTCCGCCCAGCTCAGCTTTACACCCGTGTTGGGAATATCGTAGACACCGGGAGCTCCGACCGGGACGGTAATCGCCTGGCTCCAGGTGTCGCCGCCGTCCAACGAATAGCGGAAGGTAGCTACGCCCTGCTCACCGGGGTCGACTATTTCGACGACAGCGTCGTAGGCATTGAGCGGGCTGCTGTAACCAGCCGAGAGTCCGGAGGCCAAGGTTCCGTCGCCGCCGTTGCCGGCGTCGGCCGCCGTGGCGCCAACGGTACCGTCAACATCCGCATCGGCCTTGACCGCATAGATCTCGCGCGCTCCGCTCAGCAGGCTTTGACGTAGGGAGTCGGCCAACGGCCCCTCGCCGAAATCAGTCGCGACCGCATTGGGATCGCGTTGGACGGTAACCACGTTGTTGGTGCCGGATTGACTGACGCCGATTTTGGCATGCCGCCCTTCGACAACCGCACCGCCGCCGCCAACGCCACCATCGCCTTGATATTGTTCAACACCTGCTTGAGACATTAGTTACCTCCGGTTTTGCGCGGCTGGTCCATTGGCCCGCGGGTAAACTCTTCGATTGCCTTTTCGTATTGCCGCTGCGTAACCACCCGGCCCTGGCCCCAACGGTTTAGCCGTTTGGTGCCGGCCAGGGCCCACCCTGGCGTCTTGAGTTGTTCCGCCCACTTTTCGATGGGCGCCTCTTCCGGCCCGGAATGATTCCGGGGCTTGCGGGGCTTTTTAGATTCCTTGGTTTCTGGTTCTTCCATTTTAACCGGTGCCTCTTCGACGTCGGCCTGGATTTCTTTTTCTTCCATTACGGTTTTACTCCGGGGGTTGCCCCAACTGAGGTGATCTCGACCGTATCGGTCTCGCTGTAAACACCGCCCTCGTAGGTCATGACCAGCGAGATCATGAAGCGCTCACGGATCAGTGATTCCTCCTCCTCGGCCAAGACACTCACAGTTGAAAGATCGAGGTAATGACCGGCAGAGTCATGGAAACGGTTGGTTTCGATCTGAATGAGAAACTCTGCGAGCAGTAGGTCGACCTGTTCCTGATCACTACCGACCAGCACCACGACGATGTCTTGTTTCCATCCGAAATGGCGGGTCAGATATTGCTGGGTACCGCGCCTCACCTTGGTGCCGTCTTGCTCTAACGAGCCGCGACCGGCCGACAACACCACGAAAGGCGGCGCATTCAACCGATCCTTTTCCGCCAACTTCGTCTCAACGACCAGGTTGGTAATCGGCGGTTCAACCGCCGCGGCAGCGGCTTCCAGTGCCGCTTTGAGTTCTGCTTTGAGCGCCGTGATCATTCGCCGTACTCCGCGAGTACAGAATCCGTAAAGACCTGGTCACGAGCACTGATTTTGATATCGGCCGATTCGGGTGCATCCAAATTCAATTCGGCTTTACCGGAGGAAATATCCCGCAACCAGGTCAAAGTATCCGTTTTGTTCCGCCCGACCGTTTGCTCGGCACTTTCCTCGTCGATCCCGCGCCGCGAGTACATCCAATACAACGCCAAGACACAGGCAGCCTCAACGATTTCGGCCGGTGGAGATTCCAGTGGTAGGTGCACGCCATAACGAGGCCGCAGGTAGGTGTCGATCAGACCGCTCACGGATGCAGCAGCCTCGGTGACGACGGCGGTTTGAATCGCTGCGCGGGCCGGATCGGTCAGTTCGATAAGGAGCCGATCATCGACGCGCTGCTGGATGTCGCTGAGCGTGCAGTAGGACATTGCTGTTATTTTTTACCCTTGCCGGGTTTTTCGGCCGCGGGAGCCTTCGCCGTATTTTTGTCAGGTTTCTTGGTCTGCTGCTCTTCCGGCTGGGTTTCCGGCTGGGTTTTGACGGGCTTCACCAATTTGCGGGCGACCAGCTCGTCGCCCAACTCGGCCTCGAGCTCCACTATCTGTTCGATTTCACGCCGCCGGCGGTTCACTTTGATCGGCTCGAGTACTTTGAATTTCGGCATGGTTGCTCCCGTTGTTTGTAAGGCGGCCGGCGGTTGCCTGGGTAAGACGAACCGCCGACCTAATCGTTGGGTGGTGTACTACCAGTTATGTGTTCGAGTGGTTCTCTCCTAGGCGGCGACGTCGGAAATGAGGTACGCGAAATCGTCGGACCAGAGCACTTCATCGACGGATTCGTAAACGCGGACGATGTGGCTGCCCCGCACGCCCATGTCGTCGTCGAATTTGGTCATGACCGTACGCTGACCGAACTGGGCGGTGTAACCGAAGGTCGTTCCCTGACGGGTGTTCGCCGAGAGGTTCTTGTGGAAAAGCAGGAAACTGTCGGGCCACACGCGGACGATAGTCGCGCTCTGACCGGGATTGGCCGTGTCTACCCGGCCGACACCCACGTACAGGTCCTCGAGCTCGAAGAAGTCCGCAACCTCGCGACGGGTCAGGATGCCCGAGGTAACGGCTTGTTTGCGGATCGCCTGGATGAGTTTCGGGTTTTTCTTCATGGCGTTCCAGCCGGAAATTCCGACCGCGCCGTAAAGCGAATCGGCGGCGAGAATCTTTTCCTTGCCGGCGTCGACGTCCTCGACCGGATCGGAATCGGCATGCCCGGAATCCCACTGATCGTTGCCGGTGAGGGTAACTTTCTGGGACGCTGCGTAATTGGCGGCGGTCATGACCAGGTCGGCGACGCGCTTTTCGCGCTTGCGCAGGATCGCCTGGGTCGTGAACTCGGCCGCATCGGCTTGCAGGTCTTCGCCCTGACCGGCATTTTCGATATCAACCACCGGTACCGGGTAGTCGAAGCCCCGATCCTTGGTAAGACCGCTGACTTCCGTGCTGGTCGTCTCGATCTGCTTCGGTTTACCCTTGCGTCCGACCAGGTCGTCCGGGAGCGAGAAGGCGTCTTTCTTGTTGTATTCTTTACGGCGATACTCTTGCTTGCCTACCGGCACGCGCGGCAGCACGTCGTCGGCGATGCCCGGGCCCCAGTTGTAGGCGAGCACCAACCCGGTGTAGTCCGGGTGGAGGGTAAACGGTGCGGGTTGAGCCATGATTTTCTCCTAATCCGGTTGACCGTGTTTACACGGAGCTGAGGGCTGCGGAGCCGATGTTTACGACGATTTCCCACTGGGTCGCCGACTTGTAGACAAGAATCAAACCCTCATTCGCGGCGTCGAAAGTCGCGGTGTTGTTGGTGCCGTCAAAGGTGACGCCGGCGGCGGTGGTCAGTACGACCGTGCCGCTGCTGAGACTTCGGACGCGCAACTCGCAGCGCGCGCCCGGCGTGGGCGCGGCCAAGGTGAGGCCCGCGATGCCGGTACCGCCGGTGATCAAAGCGACTCCCGAGATGGCGACAGCACCGTCACCCGAGTGGATGACTGCGTCGTTCTGCGCCAGGACGTTCGAGAGCTTGGCGTATTGCGCCATCAAGCCTGCAAGGTCTGCGTAAGCAAGCTCGCTGCCGATCAGTAGGTTGATGACGATGCGGTCACCGACGACGCCGGACATTTCGGCCGTGCCGATGACGTTGACGTTGCCGGCGTCAGCGGCCACCGCGATTACCTTGCCGTTGGCATCCGCGGTTACCCGATCACCCCTGGTGACGGTTCCGCCGCAGTCGACGGGGGCAAAGCCGTGAGTGATGATATCCACCCGGTCCTCGGCGGTATCCGCCCCGAGGTTTCCGGTGACGCCGACGAAGGCGTCGGTGGCCGCACTGGCTTGCGCGACGTGGTCATCGTCGGTTCCGTGTTTGACGACGCGGTAAGCCGCGATCGCCCCGTCGGCATTGTACGATTGTTGCAATAATGGATTTAGTCCCGGCATTTCGTATTACTCCTCGCCGCTTCGCGGCTATTGGCCCTGTTTTACGTGTGCCCAGGCCTGACGGGTGGTGATTTCGACACCCTTGGCCTTCATTTCGGCTTGGTAGTTTTTGGCAGCCTCCGCGAGCTCGATGGAATTGCCGGCTTCCGGCACCTTCCCGTCTTCGCGGGCGAGCTCACCCAGCTCGACGGAGACCGGCTGCGCTTCAAGCAGTTTGCGCAGGAAAACCCCGGTCGAAACTTTTGCCGAGGCGGCCGCCGTGTCGGATTCGCTGAACTCGACCTGGCGTTGCTCGCCGTCATCCAGCTCGGTGAGCAGCTCGACAACGCCGGCGCGGAAACGCGGCAAGAGCCGACCGGCTTTCACCAGGCCCTCGGTAAACTCGGCGGCCGCGGCTTGGGCGGTTTCCCGCGCCTGGGCGGCCAAGGTCGCCGAGCGCTCGCTGAGTTCGGCGTCCCGCTCGTCCAACTCGGCTTGGCGCCGGTCCAGTTCGGCTTGGCGCGCGGCCAGTTCTTTTTCGTCCATGTTGGTCTCCTCGTGTAAGGTTTCATTGAAATCGGAGCTGCTCGGGTCTTCGGCTTCGCGGGATAAAAACTCGATGGTCCAATCGGGTATGGCTTCGTCGGCCGATTCCCGTCCGAACTTTTCGATCAGGAATTCGCGCATCCGGCGAAAAAAAGAGACGACTTCGCGGTCGAAGTTCTCGCTAAGCTCAAGCTCGACGAAAGTCACGTCGTTCTCCGCAAACTCAGCTTGTTTCAAGCCCTTGACCGCCGGCACCTCGCCACCCAGAAAACCCACGTGCCGCAGGGACCAAGCGCCGGGCGCCGGGTTTTGCGGCGAGTCGGGCGGATAGAGCGCCGCGGAGATCTTCTTGTAGGCACCCTGGCGAACCAGCTCGGCGAATTGGGGATTGACCTCGCGGGGCGTGGCGTAGAGCCCGTCACCCTCGGCGGTCAACGATTCGATCCAGCCGTAGGCGGGCGAATCGCTGCTGGGGTGGCCGATGACGATGGGTGCTTCATGCCGCTCGCGATTATAATTTTTCGCGATCAGCGCAAGATCGCCTGCGGACAAGTCGACCGCGGTTCCCCTACGGTCGACGTGCCTGCCGGCGCGAATCAGATGGAGCAGCTTTCCCATGTCGCCGCGAAGAATGACACTCAGGCCGCAGCCGGTCTTTTAACAGCAGTAAAAAACCGAGTGCGGAAAATAGGAGGAAAATCGCCGTTTTAGGGTCTTTTTTCCAGCCGACCGTAAAAAGCGGGGGTCGCCGCGCACCAACCCCATTTAAAAACGCCGAGGTTCATTTAACAGGGGCCTCCTTTGCCGGGCACGAATCCCTATACCCCAGAAACGGAATTTGGGGCATTCTCGTGCGTTCTAGGGCATGTTGCCCAAACACGGAAGCGGCGTTTTTAAGGTATTTTCGGCCTGTTTCGGGGCCGGAATCAGAAAAAGCCTAGAGTTAAACTAGACTTACGTCACTTGCGCCGCTCGCTCAGCTCCGGCGCCGAAACCCGCCCGCGTACCCGACTCGGCGGCGTTTGCAATATCTCCCGTGATTACGCGCACTTAGCACTCGGTGCGTGTATTCGCCGCTTCGCGTCAAACGGGCGGCGCGGAAAGCAAATCAGAAAAAGCCTAGAGTTAAACTAGACTTACGTCACTTTCAGACGCTCCGCCCGAACCAAAGCACGCGGCCGATGATCTCGATATCGTCCGCGGCCACCTTTTCCACTTTGTATTCTCGGTTATCGCTGGCGAGCTCCAGCTTGGCCCCGGCCGCCTTGCGCAGGCGTTTGACCTGCAGGTCGCTTTCGCGCCGCAGGACGAATATCGCGTTGGGCTTGGTAAGTTCCCGGGCGGCGGTATCGACGAGTAACAGGTCGCCGTGGCGCAGGGTCGGTTCCATGCTATCGCCGGCGGCGTTCAGTAACGCGACATTGCCCGGGCTGGCTCCCAGGCGGCGCAGCCAATCCTCGCGGAAAGCCAAGAGCTGGATGACCTCCTCGTTGTCCACGGCGGCGCCGGCACCGGCGGCCGCCCGCACATCGTAGCGCGGCACCAGTGCCAGGGTGCCCTCGGATGTATCGAGGCGCCTGGTTACGCGGTAATCCTCGGGCGGCTCGGCCAGGGCGACGGGCCCGCTTTGCCGCGTTGTGCTGGGATATCCATCGCCTGTTAACAGCCAATGAAGATTCACGCGTTCGCTTTTCGCAATCTTTTGCAAAAAGTCAGAAGGCGGGAACCGGGCACCCTTCAGGTACTTATCTAGCGTTGCAAAATGCATGTCCAGATCAGAAGCAAAAGCTCTGATTGACCGCTCGCCCTGCAGAGTTTTCAGTCTCCTCGCTATCGCTCGGTCAGCCACACTTCACCTCTTGACAGCTGTATCAAAAATGGATACAGTGCCCAACATCTTGGTAAAAAGGTACCACATATGAATGCAAACACGAAACTCATAAAAAAGGCCATCATCGATTCGGAGCTCTCGCAGCGCGAGATCGTTGAGCGCATCGGAATCAGCGAGAGCCACCTCAGCCACATCATTGCCGGACGCGACCGCTCAGAGCGCGTGGCCCGCGCCTTGGCCGAGCTGTTGGAGCGCCCGGCCGCCCGGCTTTTCCCCTATCTGGCCCAGCAGGAGGCAGCATGAACCAGTTGGCAAGCATCACCCCCACTATCATTACCAAGGACGGACGGCCCGTCACCACCTCGCTGGCCGTGGCCGATCATTTTGAGAAACAGCACAAGCATGTGCTGCGCGACATCGACAATCTGGAGTGTTCAAACGAATTCTCGCGGTCCAATTTTGGACCGTCAAATTACATCGACGACCGCGGAAAGAAGCAGCCCCTGACCGAGATTACCAAGGACGGGTTCATGTTCCTGGTGATGGGATTCACGGGCAAGAAGGCGGCGGCCGTCAAGGAGGCCTACATCGAGGCTTTCAATCGCATGGAGGCGGCCCTGCGCGATGATCTGCTGGTGTCCGACCAGGTCTCCCTGGAGAAGGACGAATACATCGCGCTGCTGCGACGGCTCGACGAATACCAGACCGACCTGATCGAGGCCCTGCAGCGCAAGTTGCCGAAGAAAGACCAGCAGCTTCCGCGCTCCAAACGCCCCTTCACCGACGAGGACCGCCTGCAGATCGTGCGCCTGTACCGGCAGGGTCTCAATCAATCCGAGATCGCCCGCGAGGTGAAGCGCTCGAAGGCCACGGTCTGGTTCACTCTCAACAGCTATCTCAACCGGCCCGACCCGGACGCCGAGCCGGCCGCCTGATGCAACCAAGCCCCTATTTTCGATTCGGGCGGCGCCGGGTTGAAGGCGCCGGCGCCGCCTGTTTTTCCCCAGCCTGCAAGCACGAACGACGCAATCAGAAGTTTACCCAGTAGGAGCAGACCAGATGACCAGAGCTGAATTGATCAACCTCTGCGGCGAAGTGACCGATATGTGGGAGCGGTTGCGGAACTTGGCCGAAATGCGAGACCCCGAATGGCCGATAATTGCGGCAGAGTACTTGAAAAAGGAAGCCCTATTGGCCACCGAGCTGGGCCTCGAGTATGCGGCACCGACACCGGCGCGGGCCAAGCGCCGGCCGGGCAAAAGCGCACCGAACCGCATACGCAACGAGGAAATACTGCAACGGTTCGAGGCGGGCGTGGGGGCAACGGCTCTCGCTGTCGAATACGGCATGACGCACTCGGGCATTTACTACGCGATGAAAAAGGCCCGCGAGCAACGCGGCACTGAACCGACCGTGGAAAAGGCCAAGAAGGCGGCGCCCCTACAAAAGAAGTCCAGCGGTCGGTCGTGCATCGACTGCAAGTTCCACCGCAAGCGCGACGAGGGCGACGAGCTGCACGTCGACTGCAAGCGCGGGCATTTCAGCGGCAAATCGCTCGCCGACGCCGCCGAGCAGCGGCTCAGCGATTGCGAGGACGGCGTCGCGGTTTCTAATCGCGGCACTTCATAGGTAGCACCCATCTTTACCCCTTTATACCAACCTCACCAAAGGAGAGCATCATGTCATTGCAAACCTGGGAGGCGGCCGACACCGCCCTGAAAGAATTGGCGCTACTGCAGGCCGAGATAAACAAGCGCAACGCTCGATTGGCTCGCCTGAGCACGCGGCTGAATGACCGCTACCAGAAGCAGCTAAACCCGCTTTTGGTGGAGTACGAACGGCTGGAAGCGGAAATCGAGCGCTTTGCCTGGGCGCATCAGCCGGATCTGGGTGTCAAGAAAAAGAGCTGGAAGGGCACCTTCGGGAAGATCAGCTTCCGCAAAAAACCGGACACCTTCACGCTCAAGAAACCCGAGCCGCAGGTGGTCGATGCCCTGCTTTCTTTCTGTCTCGATACTGTGGTCGAGATCAAGCGCACCATAAAAAAGAGTAAATTGCCCGGGCTGCCCGAAGAAACCCTGCGCCGTTGCGGCATCGTGCGCAGCCCCGGAGCCGAGACCGTGAAGGTCGAGCCGGATCTCGAAGCGATCGAAAACGTAACCCCGGAAGGAGTGGCCGCATGAAAAACCTGATCCTTCGTTTGTACACGTTCTTTTGCTGGGCGCTGCGCGACCCGCAAATGGGCATCTTCACGCCACACGGCAAAACCGAGGTTTATCTACTGCTCGGCAACCGGAAGTTCGTGATGTCCCGGGAAAAGGCCCGCCGACTGGCGGCCCTGATCCAAGAACATACAAGGCGGCAAGACAATGAACGATAGAGCAGTGGAACTGGCGCGGGAAAGCCGCGCGGCAAACGACGAGAGCTTTACCTGTCCGGTGCTGCAAGCGATGGGAGAACCATCGCGGATCAACCAAAGCCAGTGCAATAACCTCACCCTTTGTGGCTTCCGCCTGGCGGACTGCGACGATTGCATTTACAACGATGCCCAAAGCCGCAGCAACTAGAGAGGTTCCCAAATCCATCGACATCGAGCGGGCCGTGCTTGGTGCCCTGATGCTCGATAACGGGTTGTTGGATCTGGTACGCGACGAGGGATTGGCCCCGGCCGATTTCTACAACCCGCGGCATGCACGAGTATACGCGGCCATGCTCGCGCTCGACGACGCCTCAACCGCGTTCGACGTATTGATCCTAGCCGAGGCCCTCGAGGCCCGTGGTCAATTAGAGCAGGTGGGCGGGCGTTTGTTCCTTAGCGAGTTGTTGGACGACGTTTACACCACGGTCAACCTGCGTGAACACGTGAGCCTGTTGCGGGACAAGACCATCCGACGCCGCTCGATCGAGCTGCTGCGGGAGTTGACCCAAGGGGCTTACGACGAGACCAGGTCGGCGGCCGAGTACCTGCAGGAAGCCGAGCAACGCATCTTTGAACTTGGGGAGCATCACTATGCGGGTGGTTTCACCAAGGCTCACGACCTGATCGCTCCCACGTTCAAAGAGATTGAAGCGCGCTACCAGCGCGGCAGCGGTATCACCGGATTATCAAGTGGGTATTTCGAAGTGGACCGGCTCACCGATGGTTTTCAGCGGGGTAACCTGGTGGTGCTCGGCGCCCGCCCGAGTATGGGCAAAACCGCCCTCGCGCTCAATTTGGCGCGCAACGCCTGCGCCCATAAACAGCGGTATACGGTCGGCGTTTTCTCGCTCGAAATGACCTCGCGTGAGCTGCTCCAACGCGTGATGGCGGTGCAAGCGCGCATCGACCTCAAGCGCCTGCGCTCGGGGCACCTGAAGCAAAAGGAATTTCCCCATCTGGCGAACGCGGCGGCTGTTATCTCGGAGATGAATCTGTATATCGACGACAGCACCGACATGACCGTGCAGCAGCTCCGGGCCAAGGCCCGAAGGCTGAAGCGGGAAACCGGGCTCGACCTTTTGATTGTCGATTATCTCCAGCTACTGGATGCGGCCGGGCGCTTCGACAGCAACACCAACAAGGTCAGTTTCATCTCGCGGGCGCTCAAGATAATCGCCAAGGAACTCGATACCCCGGTGTTGGCACTGAGCCAGCTCAACCGCGAATTCGAAAAACGCCCCGGCAAGAACAAGCGCCCGATCCTGGCCGACTTGCGCGAGTCCGGGAGCATCGAGCAAGACGCCGACGTGGTGCTCTTCCTGCACCGCCAGGAAATGTTCGAGGCCGACGAGCAGGAGCGGCAGCGGGTAGAGGGCTGCGCTGAAGTAATTATTGCCAAGCAACGCAACGGCCCTACCGGCAAGGTGATCCTGCAATTCGAAGCTACTACCACCGCGTTCGATAACGGTGCCGACAAGCAATATCGGGCAACGGAAGAGTGTGCAGCATGAAGGAATGGTATTCAGCCGCTGAACTGGCCGGTACACCGGGTATGCCACTATTACCAGCCCATTTGGTTAGGCGCGCCAAAAAGGAGAAGTGGCAATCACGCCCGCGCCAGGGGCGTGGTGGTGGAAGTGAATATCACATTTCGTCATTGCCAAAAGAGACCCAGGCGGCCTTGGCGGGGCGCAAGGCTCCGGCGCCTCAACCGGAAGTTGCCGACCGAGAATCCTTCTGGTTGCGGTTCGAGCGGAAGCCGGAACATCTACGGAAGGAAGCCGGGCGGCGCGCGG